TCGCCTTCTTCACGCACCAAAGGAAGCCACGTTGTGCCAGCGGGATGGAAGCGAAAAAATTGATGGTGTTATACACCCACTTGCGCTCGAAATATGCAACAGCCACAGCAACGCCCAACCTCTCGTACCAGAACTTCTTGCGTGTACCGAGTAAAAACTCTCTGACCTGTGTGCGATCTGGGTCTTCAACCTGTGTTGCGTAGTATTTGACATAGTCGTACCCACCCTTAACGATGTCGCCCATGCACCAACCGTTTGAAATATGCAAAGGAGCATCTTCCTGTATGTACACATCTAGTAGCGCGGTTTCTTTCGCATCTAAGGTGCCACAGAACTGCATTACAACATCTCGAATGGTCGTGAGTTGCGACTCCAGGAAGTGACCACGTGGGCCAAAACGTGGCTCGAAGGTGAGATACACCAAATCAGGGCCTTCGTCTACGCGGGAGAATGCACCATCGCTCAGCGCGTTCATGCGATCTCGTGGGTCTAGAGTTAAAAACTCAGACAGGGCATCGTCGACGAGAGTGTTGATACGCACCGTGATCTCATTATCGTCTGGTGACACACTAGGGTCACAAAAGTCCACCTTGAACCAACGGGCAATGTCGGGGTCGTCGTATATCTGCGAAATGTAAGCCCTAACGACCTTGTCTGTGTACTTTGAGAACAACATGTGCTTGTGGCCATTGAGTCCGGCGGTCCGGACACGGTGCTTGCGCGTGCATGTGTCCCCACTCTGAGACACCATGGACATCTCGCCGAACAGCATTGGTCCAGTTTCGGGTGCGGAGCACCTACAGAGTGAAACAGGCAAAGAGCACTCGCAAAGGGGCTCCGGGCCTATTTTGCCGACCGTCTCCATCAGCTTGTCCTGCTGTGCAATGTGCTTCTGGTACACAACAGTCATGTACTCAAGTAAATCTGCATAGTGGTGGAACGTCTTGTGTGGCACGAACTCGCCACTCATACCGTTCACACGGGGCACGCAAACTTCAAACTCCCACAGGTCAGGGTACTGAACGCCTGGAGGTATTTTGGTAGTATCTATCTTATCCTGACCAGGTACGCGGAATTCTTCCTTCACAATGGGCTGGATCCGAACAGCAAACCTGCGAAGGAAAGCTGCGGAGCTGTTGAAGTAAAGATTCGCGTTTAAGTCGTGTAGGTTGCTGGTGACCCCCACCCACTCCGCTCTGAATGGAATCTTGCCTTTATCGGGTAGGTCAGCCTGTGGAGTCACGAACTGGATGTTGTTAATTGCACTGATAATGTCTCCGATGGACTGGTCAACGCCTTGAACAACATTGGCACGGTACTTAGCAGCGTCGTCATACAGTACGCCAGCAAAATGTGACTTATACCCACTATAAAACGGGTCGTTCTCGGTGCGTGTCCACAGCGTCGCGGCTTCTTTGGAGATGCCACGAACTGAGCAGTAGTGATTGAGAAGACCGGTGGCTATGAAGGACTTCGCCACACCTGCGGTGCCATAAAGGAACACGCCGACCGGCGCGCGACGAAACGAAGCTGCCATCATTGTGACTTGTTGTCTCTTTTGGACGGTCTCGAGCTCCAACAACACATTCATAAGAGTGGAGTGCTCACGACCACTGCGGAAATGCGGCAGCAACTTCTTACCAGTGTCAATAGCGTCTTTGAGATCGTGTAGGTATTGTGGCAATGCCATACCGACAGCTGAGGGGTTGCCGAGGAACTCGGCGTCCTTGCGTAAACGTGCGGCCTTGTCAAGCCACGTAGTCAACACCATGTCGTCAATGAAAAAGCACTCCACTGAACCAGTGGCGAGTGCTTGTCTGCCTGCCTTGCAAAGGAACAGAACTAGACCAACGATGGCGTCAACGAAGCTGGCAACATTCCAGACTGTGGGCCGAATGTGCTTCTTTTCAATGTGGCCAAACAGTGTGGGGTCGAGGTCAATACCAGCCTTGTCGTAAAGGGAGATGGCTACGACATGGTTAAAAACCTTGGCTAGCTTGTCACCAAGTGCTGACTTAACAACTCTTTTTGTGTTGGAATAGAGCCCATCTAGGACATCTATCCAACCGGTGCCGCTCTGAAACCATGGCAAATCGTTGGCAATCTCCTCGACGAGAACGTCGATGAAACGCAGTGCAGAGCCTGTACACGACCTGCCAGTGACAGCGTGATAGTAGCTGCACAACGATATGGCTACAGTCGGGCGGCTGGATGCGTTGCGCAATTGATAGTACAACGCTAGGGTGGCCTCTACTACGAGAGCAGCGAAATCGCCTTTCTCGGAGTAGAGGATGGCCCGACGGCTCTCGACGTCGGGCTTGTGCGTGCAGTTGGCCCCTTGGGCAGCCAACTGGAGGACGGAAACAACTTCGGTACAGCGTGACACTTGCATAGTGTTAATCGTTATGGTTTTGGTTGTATCTGGCTTTTAGGAACCTATTATTCGGCGGGTTGTTCGCTATACGGTATGTATTTCTTCTGGAACATACCTTCATCCATAGTCGAGTTAGCGACCTACATCAATCTTCTTTTGGTGAATCTACTTTCAGTGCAAAATGCCCAAGTCGTCACTTACAAATAGCGTAAACTGTGTGTCTCCGAGGGACACAGCCATACTACTAAAAAGTCTGACGAATTGGACATTAAGCCAAAGTACCACGTGAGGAGCTCATTTTACATCCTGAGAGGTGGCACTCTAGTTTCTTAGCCTCGAAACGTACTCTGGGAAGGAGCACTTTTACCAATTGAAAAATTGTGCACTTTGAAATTTCTTTGTTTTTCGTTTCTGTGTTTTAACACCATTTGTGTGTTTATGTGTGCGAATTTTTATAATTTTATATGTGGCACTTTTTATGGGTGGTGTTTTGTTTTTATGTGTTTTATGTTCTGTGATCCCTGCAAACACAGATGCAGGGAGGTTGCCCCATCGTTGATTGGGGGCGGCTAGGCATACCGCGCTTTACGGAAACAAAAGAGCTCGATTTATACGCGTGGGTCCGTGACCCGCTAAGCCAAGGGGGGGGGGTGATGTCTATTCCATCAGTCACGAAGAAAAGCTCAGGGATTGTCTGAGTATAGGGTGACAGTCAAAGTGTAGAGCTAGGTGATCCATAAGTTAATGGGTACAGCTAGATAAACAAATCAAGTGAAACTCAAATAAACAGAGGATCTTAGAACTAAGGCCGACATTCGAAGTCGCCAATAAAACATGCGTGGGGGTTACCCACG